CTGTCATCAAAGGCTCGTAACTTGCGCCCGTCAAGCCTTCTACTGCCGACCACGCCGACTGATACTTTTGCGGCATGTTGCCCTTTGTGCAGTCATAAAACTCAAACTCAATCGCGCCCAAAATCGGGTTTGCGGCTTGCATTTGTGCCTTTACTGCCTCGAATATACTGTTTCCGCCTTCAGCCGTAAGCCAACTAAATGCGTATTCCAGCCCTTGTTTTTGTTCTTCTGCCATTTTATTTTCCTCCTTAAACGCTTGCATACCATGAAGTAGTATCTTCGCCACTTTCAAAATCTTTTATTTTCTTCCATACGCCGTTTGCGTCGGCAACGAAAGTACCTTCTAAGCTCGGCGTCTGGTATTCCAGATTTTCACCCTTTGTATTGATTGTCTCCTGCGAAGGTGCGAATTTACCTTTCATGAGCTTAACGCAACGAATACCGCCGTCATGTTTTTCCGATTCAAACAGCAAGGCGACGTAAGGCGCACTATCTGTCATTTTCGCCGTCAAGCCGTCCGCCGCTAAATAGGAATGCCCTAAAAGTTCAGCTTGGTCTTCAAGCAGAATATCTGTCGTGCCGATTGTCACTGTTACTTCTTTGAAGTTAATATCGGTAGCCACAGCCATATCATCGCCGTAGAGCGAAGTTGTTTCAATCGTTGGTGAAATATCTACAGATACAGCATTGCCAATTTTTTTAGGCGTGCTGTATGTTTCTTTTCCGTCTGCGCCGATTGTCATCTTAGCGTAATAAATATTTTTTAAACCGATTAAAGCCAATTTTTATCACTTCCTTATTTTGAGTTTGAAATAGTAAATCGCAACACGCGATTATAATTTCCGTCAAAAATGTCCCGCGTGTCAGTGCGAATAAAGCCCAATTCAAGCATTACATTTTCAACAGTTGATTCTAAAACTTCATAATCATCGTCGTCAGTGACGATAGCGACTTGATAAACGGCGCGAAAGCAAAGCTCCCGATTGTCGCCGTGCAATGCAGGTACATTTGAAATTTCGCTATAGACAATGTGAGGATAACTCCCGTCGTATTCGCGATAATCTTTAGTCACAGGCGCGGCAATGTTTTCGAGCGCGGCTTTAACTCGTCTTTGTAGTTCGGATGCTGTCATAATTTTGTCGCCACCTTTTCTTTGCAAGTCAGCTGTAAAAATTCGTGACGCTCGTTAATATCCTTCGCCGGAATAGTTTGCTCAAAAATTCTTCCTTGATAAATGATTCTGTCGTGAATCGTGATTCCTTCGCGATAACGGATTGTGATTCTGAATTCAAGTTCAGAAGCTTTTTCTGCGGTGCCGTTCCTGACATATGCGCCATAACTTTCGATTGACGCGCAAACATTTTTTATTTCCCGATAAGCAGGATAAGTTTTCAGATTGACGCCCCTGTCGTTAGTGACTTTCACCGGACGCTGAATCGTGACGCGCTTATTTAATTCTTCCGAACGAATTTTGAACGGATTAAGCATTTATCCCACCTCCTCAAAGCGATTGCTAAGAAGGATTTTCCTTTGAATGTCGAGGAGCCGATTATCGACGTTAGTATCTGACAGCATATCGAATTCACGCCGTGCCCATAATTTGATATATTGGCGAACGAGCGGATTGTCATCGGCTAGATTTTTTCCGGTCGCCGTCAATAAATCTGTTTTAGCCGCCGCGATTAGGTCAGCTAAAGTTTCATCATGCGTCGTGTTGTCAGCGTCGACGTTCAAAAAGTTTTTCAATTCTTCGACCGTCATATAATCACCGCCTAAGCAAAAAGCGACGCAGTAAGTTGCGCCGCTCCTGCCGTTATTTTATCAAGCGGATTTTTTGACAATTCGGAGGAATCCATTACGGCGGACGACTTGCCCTCCGAAAAAACAATTCCCGCGAAAAGCCGTCATACCTTCACGGAATTTATAGTCGTCGGAGCGTTTAACTTCCATAGGCGAGAATTCAACCAGCAAATAATTAGATAAGGAGCCATAAGCCATGCAATAATCGCCAGTTGCCGCAACGGAATCGCCACTTGTCGCAGTTAAAGACTTGCACGCCGAATTGAGAATGAAGGGCACGCCGTTAATGTCACCGCTATTGCCGTTAATGCGAATGTCATAGAATTTTTGTTTCGTGGACGTTCTGACTTTCGAGAATGCTAGTAAGTCATTTTTATGAAGAATCAAAACCGCAGGGTCTTCTACTTCTTCATCGCCGCCATAAGTGAATAAAATTTCGTCGAGCGTAGTATCAGTAATTTGCGAAAGCCCTAAATCAGTATTCGGGTCGATAGCAACAGCTTTGTTACTAAAAATGCCGACAATTTGATTATTGCCACCCGCGCCAACAAGAATTTCTTTCGCCAAAACCTTGCGCATTGAAGTTCGGATATTCTGGAAAACAACGTCAGCATAAGCGGCGGAAGGAAGTTTTTCTAATTCCTCTGTCAATTCAGCATAAGCAGTGATTTTAGTGCGGTTAATATCGACGTATGCAAAGTGAGTTTCAGCCTCTTTAGCGTTTTCACCCTCGTTGGTATAGTCGCCAGCGTCAATGCCGGTGATATAAGCTTGCCTGAAGGATTCGCCGCCATTTAAGCTTAAGTGGGCAACCGCGTCGACGAGCGAAGAAACAACCGGAAAGTCGGGATTTATATCCGAGCTGAAACTTGACGGTACGACGATAGTAGCTGATTGCCCGCTTGCAGGAGTTACAGTCACAGTGCGTAATGCGCCGAAGGTACTAAGCGGAGATTTTACGGCGCAATTATCTTTTAAAGCTTGTCCTGCCTTTTCGCGTTTTTCGAGTTCGGAATCAAGACTAGCATTGCGCCCTTCATTTGCAGGGATAAATTTCGGCGGATTGCCCTGAATAAATTTCGGCGGTTGTTCCGAGTGTGATTCTTTTCTTTGCTTTTCGGCAAGTTGTTTTTCATACTCCTGAATAGCCTTTGTGCGCCCGTCTGTTTCTTCTTCTTGCTTAGTGTCCTGCTTGGCTTGAATACTCCGAAGAGCCGCAATATCGTCGTTGAGCGTTATAAGTTGCTGATTGATTGATTTAACCTCTGCAAGGTCTTTACTTTCGTTAGCTTGCTTAATCAATGCGGTGCGACGTTCTTCCAATTTCTTAATTTGTTCTTCCATATTAAAAACCTCCGAGAATTCTGTTTTTCAACTTATATAGTTCAAGCTCTGCGGTGTCGTTGTCCAACGATTGAGTATTGGCATTATCCAATGCCTTTTTTGCGCTCTCCAGCGTACTCAAAGCACGAGCGTGAATATCAGTGGATTCATAAGCAGGGTACGCGACTGCTGACACTTCAAAAATTCTCTTAAATCGTTTAATTATTCGTGTCGGCATATCCGAATCTAAGTCCTGCCATTCTTCAGCGTCGACGCTAAAAGCAAATGACATTCCGGAAATATCTTCGCGTTCGACAGCCGAGTATAAAGCTTTAGCGTCGGGATTATTTTCAACGTCGAGTTTAGCGCGAATAGCTAAGCCAACGTCATCAACTTTAAGCGTCATAGTGCTGTTGCCGTTATTGCGGCGCGAGCGTGCAAGCGGTATCTGCTCCCAGTTGTGATTAACAAATAAGGCAACGTCGCGAAGTGCATTTTCATCATCAAACGCACCTCTATCTATGATTTCATAAAAATAACCGCCAATATCTGTCTTTTGCTCAAATACAGCGGCGTGCCCTTCGATATATTTTTTGTCCCCTTCGCCTGTCATAGCTCGAAATTCTTTTAAGCCATAACAGCGTTTTTCAGCTTGCTTCATTTTCATCACTTCCCGAATTTTTATTTCCGTCGGCTTGATAAGAATCGACGATATTAACGTTGACGTAATTTAGCGATTGCAATCTGCGGTCGCCACCTTCAATCGGAGCCATTCCGTAAAGTTCGCGAATTTCATTAAGCGTCATAAGCCCTGTATCACGGGCAAGTTGCGCAAGCTCGCGCTTTTCTGCCGCGTCCATGTAACTTGTACGAGCGTAATAACATTTTATGCGGTGCCCTATATCTTTTTCGCGTGTCGTGAAAAGTCTTTCAGAAAAAGCCTGTTCAAACTCAATGATAAAGTCTTCAATGCACGTCTGATAAAACGCCGCATGTGACTTGCCGTCAAAATCTCCCGATAAAATTGCCTCACTTACTCCGTATCTTTCGCGAACAATATCTTTGAGAAATTTCAAAACCGTTTCGGGCACCGTCGGGAATGCTTTGTTAATCGGCGTATAGTTTCCTTCCAAACCTACGGCAACTATCCCACTGTCGGATTTATAAATTCTACTCTCAAAATCTTTTGCCGCCTCCTCAAGCGCGGCTTTTTCTACAACCGTTTTTACTGACAAGACGCCATTAAGATTTAAGCTCGACGCTATCATTTTCGGAAGTCCCTGTAAAATTTCGTCAAGTGTTTTAAGCGAACGTAGCGTATTGGAATCATCAACTGCGCCGTTATCATTGCCGCCG